GAAAGAGCAGATAGAAAGTGCTGTTATTTTTGGTGATTATCGTGGTAAAGTTCAAACTTATATTAATACAGAAGATTATTACAACGAAACTTATGGAAATTATGAGAAAAATTGAGCCAATTTTTATTGTAATCCTGATTGGATTGGTGGTAATTGGATCCGCGCTGATCAATATATTTTCACAATAATGGACATAATAAAATGAAAACAATAAATTCATTAAGTGGTGGCAAAACATCGAGTTATTTAGCAAAACATTATCCAGCTGATTATAATATTTTTTCATTAATTCGAATTGAGGATCAAAGATGTAAGCCTATGGATAAAAATTTTATACAATTTATATCTGATAAAATAGGTATGGATTTTATAGCTACTGCTGAATCTGATTTAACTTTAAAAGCAATAATAGATTTGGAACAATTAATTGGAAAAGAAATTATTTGGGTTACAGGTAAAACATTTGAGCAAGTAAATAGAAAGGCAACAGGAGGTAAAGGATTACCAAATCAGCAATGGAGATTTTGTACAACAGAAATGAAAATGCGTCCAATTTTTGATTGGTGGTTTAAAAATATTAATGAAAAAGTAAAAATGGGAATTGGATTTCGATATGATGAAATGGAACGTGCGGAAAGATTTTCAACAACATTTAAAGGCATTGTTGGAACTAGAAAAACACAAAACAAATGGGAAGAAATAGAATGGAGGGAAGGTTATTTTCCACTAATTGAAAATAGAATTACACATTATGATGTAAAAAAATGGGCAGATTATACTGATTTAATATTTCCAGCTGATTCAAATTGTGTTGGATGTTTTCATAAACCTTTGCAACAATTGCGTAAAAATTGGGATTTAGAATCAAATAAAATGCAATGGTTTGCAGAACAAGAATCAAAAACAAAAAAATGGAAAAAAGAGGGTACATATTTTCAATTTAAAGAAATTGGTTTGCAAATGGATTTTCATTTTGGTACAGGATCAGGATGTCAGGCAGGATTTTGCACGGATTAAATTTTAATATAAAAATTATGAATCAAAATGAGCATAAATTGCAGGTTGCCATCTGCAAATATTTGGATCTGTGTGGTTATGAGTTTTTTGCCATACCAAATGGTGGCCTGAGAAACATAAAAGTGGCTGCAAAATTAAAGCAAGAAGGTGTAAAAGCTGGTGTTGCTGATCTATTTGTCGCGCTATCAAATGGCAAATATCATGGCCTGTTTATTGAAGTCAAGGTGGGCAAGAATCGCCAGCAGCCAAATCAAAAAATATTTGAGCAAAAAGTATTGGAAAATGGCTACCAATACAAGGTTGTCAGGTCCATTGATGAGATGATTTCGGTGATACGTGAATATCGTATTGAACAACGGCAGGAAAGGACGTATGCCGATGGGTATAAAGATGGAATGTTGAACGCACAAATCACAAAAATATGACCTATCGTGAGCAGGCCATCAAATGGGCCACAGAACAAATTGAAAACCAAACATTAATTAATCCGATCAAAGTGAATGCATGGGAAACGATTGACAATCCATTGCTATTTTTATCAACGTGTGTGGCACGTTTGCAGCATGGATCAGAACGTGAACAGCGCGCAGTTTATCAAAGGATCAGGAATTTAAAACAAAAAATAAATGAGCAAACCTCAAAGTGAAACCGAAAATATTATGATTTACATGGGGTTAATATCGGCCCTAATAGATCAAATTGAATTTGACCTGTACAGATCAAAATTCAAAGACAATTATTTGAATTACAAATTGAAAGATATTCAAAATGAATTGATCAAAAAGGAACGTTTGGTGTTTACACGTGAAAATAATCATTCAGATAATGTTTTTAAGCAATATAGGGACGCAGGCACAATTATGCTGAAAATGTATCGCATTGGGTTGCTGATCAGCGAAATGGATGAGATTAGGGCAGTTGGGTTTGATGCACAGCTGGATTCATTGTTGGTGTCTTACGGAATTGATACAGATTTATAATTACATTTGCGAAACCTAAATAAATAAATATGAATTATTCAACAGATGTGGATATGGTGAATCAGCCTCCGCACTACAAATCAGCTGGTGGCATTGAGTCAATTGATGTGATCGAAAGTTTTGAACTTGGATTTCACAAGGGTAACGCAATAAAATATATCTTGCGGAGTGGTAAGAAACACAATGAACGTGAGGACATTGAGAAAGCCATTTGGTATTTAACGCGTTACAAAAACAATTTGTTATGATTTATTTTGGAATTAAAAAGACACGGCACACGTTGGAATTATTGCCACGGATCAGCATAAACCTGCCATCAAGAAACAGAAATGATGTGTTGATAATATCTTGGATTAATATTGAAATTGTATTCGGCATAGACAGCTAAACGCATGGATCATTTAGTAATTGAAGGCATAATCGTTGGATTTTTAGAGGTGTGTTTTATTGGATTTATGATGTACAAAATAAATCAGGCAAGAAAAGAAAGCAAAAAACATGGCAGACAAAAGTAAAATTTCATTTGATTTTGATGATACTTTATCAACAGAACGTGGCCAAATGTTGGCATCAAGGTTTATTGATGAAGGTATGACCGTTTATATTATTACGGCCCGAAATAGATCACAATCAGAATCTGTTTATGAGGTAGCTGATAAACTTGGGATACCACATTCACGCATCTATTTTACCAATGGATCAGACAAATGGGCAACGGTCCGCAGGCTTGATATTGGTATTCATTACGATAATAATCCTGAGCAGATTAAATTGATCAATGAAAATACAGATGCGGAAGGCAGATTGTTTAGGCCATGATTGAGTTAGTAAATATCAAATTGCTGATCCCACATCCAAACAATCCACGGTTTATTCGAGATGATAAGTTCAAGAAATTGGTGAAATCAATTAAAGAATTTCCCGAAATGCTTGATCTTAGACCAATAATCGTAGACCAAAATATGATTGTTTTGGGTGGTAACATGAGATTGAGAGCCTGCAAAGAAGCTGGAATCGAACGTGTGCCTGTGATTAAAGCTGGACATTTGACAGCACATCAACAGACTGAGTTTATCATAAAAGATAATGTTGGATTTGGTGAATGGGATTATGATATTTTGGCCAATTGTTTTGATGAAAACGATTTAATTGATTGGGGCATTGATCTGCCTATGTTTGCACCATTAGCCGATGAAAAGGAGCCAAGTGAGCCAAAGGAATCGTTTATCATTGAGGTAAAATGTGCTGATTTAGATGATCGCGAAAAGCAATATAACAAGCTAATTGAGCAGGGATTGAACTGCTATTTAAAGAAATGAGAACAAAGGACAACACAAAGCTGCAAAAGAAACGCATGATCGATGCGATGGAAAAGACATTGGGCATAGTTACATCTGCCTGTAAGATCGTTGACATTCCACGCAGCACACATTACCTGTGGATGCAGACTGATCCTGAGTACAAAAAAGAAATTGATGAGTTGTCAGAAATGGTTTTGGATTTTGCCGAAAGCCAGCTGCACAAACAGATTAAAGAAGGCAACACCACAGCCACAATATTTTACCTAAAAACCAAAGGTAAAAAGCGCGATTACATTGAACGCACAGAGATCAAACACGATGGTGGTTTGGAGTTGAGTGGTAAGATGTCCGAGGAATCAAAAAATAAGATTGCACAAATACTTGAAAATGAGTATTAATCACATCATAAAAGAGAAATGTGAATCATCCCTGTTGTTTTTTACGCGTTACATTTTCAAAGAAAACACAGGAAATAAATTTGAAGTTGCGCCATTTCACGTTAAGTTGGCCGAAACTTTAGAGGCGGTAAACCGTGGAGAAATAAAACGGTTGATCATTAACATCCCACCACGATACGGCAAAACGGAAATTGCTGTGAAAATGTTCATCGCGTGGTCCATTGCAAAAAATCCATCATCTAAATTTATTCACCTGTCTTATTCCGATTCATTGGCATTAGACAATTCATCGTTGACACGTGACTACATTCAAAGCCAAGCATTCCAAGACATTTGGGGAACTGAATTAAAGAAGGATAGCCAAAGCCAAAAGAAATGGTACACGACAAGCGGAGGCGGTGTGTATGCCACAGCATCAGGTGGAGCCATTACAGGTTTTGGTGCTGGATCAGGCGGAGCAATTATTATTGATGATCCGCTGAAACCCGATGATGCGGTATCAGATGTCAAACGTAAATTCATCAACAACAGGTACAATACGACAATCAGATCACGTGTAAACGATCGTGACACACCGATCATTGTAATCATGCAACGATTACATGAGGATGATTTGACAGGATATTTATTGGATGGAGGTAGTGGTGAGGAATGGCATCACCTAAAATTGTCAGCATTGGATGATGAAAACAATCCATTATGGCCCACAAAACATTCGTTTGACGAGTTGGAGCAGATCAGGCAAGCAGACCGTTACACATTTTCGGGGCAATATATGCAAGAGCCAGCACCACAGGAAGGTGGAGAATGGCGAAAGGATTGGTTTGGAATCGTTGACAAGGCCGAATTATCAGGTGAAATAAATTGGGAAATGTTTATTGATGGTGCGTACACTAAGGACACACGAAACGATCCGACAGGTATTCAGATTTCAGGATCACATAATGGCAATTTGTACATTTACAAATCGATCGATAAATATTTGGAAATGCCTGAGTTAAAAAATTTCATTGCGCAGTTTATTGAAAGCACAGGGTTAAATATTACGCAGATTTTAATTGAGCCAAAGGCATCAGGTAAATCATTGGTCCAGCTGTTAAGAAGGGAAACTACATTGAACGTGTCTGAATTAAAAACAGATTTTGTTAGGTATTCAAAGATCGAACGCGCGCGCGCATCATCACCATTTGTTGAAGGTGGCCGTGTATTTTTGGTCCGCGATAATTGGAACGAAGCATTTTTGCAACAGGTCAGCACATTTCCAAATGCAAAACATGATGAACACGTGGATATTACGGCCTATGCGATCGAACGTAATTTATTGAAATCCTTCTTTATTGTGTAAATTCAAATTTATAAACGCGTTTAATCTTAACCATCAAATTAATGGTTATTTTTGGAAAAAAATTATAGGCAAATAATGGCATCATTAATAGATCAGGTGCGGTCAGGCATCATCAAGGCATTATCAGGCACATCGGCAGATTACAACAAATTGATGTTCCAATGGTTAGGACAGGGAATTATTTTCAATCCTGATAATGATGAAACATTTATTCGCGATGGCTATCAGCGAAATGCCACGGTTTATTCAATCGTGAATCTAATTGCTAAGGCTGCCACCACCGTACCTTTTCAGGTGTATGAGGTGAAATCATCGACAGCTGCAAAGCAATACAAGGGAATCACATCAACACACATGGATGGATCAGCTATCCTAAAATCAAATATTTTGCGAAAGCAAGCATTTGAGGCGGTTGATGATTCTAATCCATTGGTTAAGCTATTGAACAGACCAAATCCTGAGCAATCATATTCATCATGGATGACTGATGTAATTGCATTTGGTAAATTGACAGGTGATCGTTTTATTTTAGGTTTGTCACCTGAAACGGGACCAAATTCAAACAAATTCACGGAATTATACGTGTTACCTTCACAGCTGGTTGAGATTTTATCAAATGGTTACATGAATCCTGTTGCTGGATATAAGATTCAATACAACAGCATGGAAACAATTGATCCTTCACGTGTGTGCCACATTAAAGATTTCAATCCTGAATACAATAGCGCAGGTGCAAATCTTTATGGTCAGTCACCGTTACGCGCAGGATTACGTGTATTGACAGCCAATAATGAGGCAACAATTACAGGTGTTAAATACCTACAAAACCAAACATCACGCGGTATGTTGGTTTCTAAGGATGGTACATTATCTGAGGTCCAAGCGCAAGCAATGAAGGACAAATTCAGAAAGCAATACCAAGGGGCCAACAATGCAGGTGATATTATTATCACACCAAAAGAATTGGAATGGGTGAACTTTGGTTTGCCTGCTGCTGATTTGGCATTGATCGAGCAATACAACGCATCTATTAAGGACCTTTGTAACATTTACAATATACCTGTACAATTGCTAAACAATACAGATTCATCATCGTACAACAACATGAAGGAAGCTAAAAAGGCATTGTATCAAAATGCTGTAATTCCTGAGTTGATTAAAATTCGTGATGAGTTAAACCGTTGGTTGGTTCCAGCATACGGGGAAAACCTGTATTTGGATTTCG